CGATACAGGCCACGGCTTAGAATATCTGGTACTATTCTGCGATCATGAGGCATACTATAGGGTGATCGAGGATCTGAAAAATCTTTAACCCCTAACCCGGCTTGTTGCTCTGTAACAGGCCGGTATGAGAGGTTAAACACTAACCCCAAACGAAAGGAGAAGAGAAATGAAAAAACTAAAATCAATTGAAAGACTGAAAAAGCTATTCGAGACCGAGGGTTGGGATCGTATAGCAATATGGGCAAATGGATCGTGGGTCAATGTAGGGAGCGGCTACGGTGGAGAGCAAGATGGGGACAACCCCAAACTGTATCTCTCTCGTCGTAGTTTCTATAACACGACGGAGAGAGAACGGAGATTGATGATCAGGGCTATTACAATGGCCCTAAATGAGGATGGTTTGCCCATTACCATGGCGTATAACATTATTAGAATGGGAGGAAGAGAGAAACGGGAGAGATGAGAGATGAAACCCATAGCAGTTAAAAAGAGGCATGGTTACAAAATAGGCTATGATTTTCAGCGATTTATATATGAGATCGCGGAAGTATATCATAATGGGTTGCCTTGGCTTATAATTACAAATTACCAAGGCGAAAGAATTTCGGTGAGACTGTGATAAATACCGGCTTACTCACGTAGCAGGCCGGAATGAGGGATTAACACTATAAACAGGAGAACTGAAAATGGAAATTAAATTTAATGGTTCGGAAAAACAAAACAAATGGGTCGCTGATATAGTCAAAACAGCGAATCTGACCGGTAAACAAATTGACAATTTACTGCGTTACTCAGGACAAATTGACAATTTACTGCGTTACTCAGGGCCAACAATGCATGCACAGGGCATTATGGACGTGACAATTATCATCGACAATCGGCACAATTTGGCAGCCTATGCTGACTCGCTGGGCGAGTTTTACACGCTCTCTGCGAAAGGAAAACACGCTGTTGCCGAGGAAGCTGTGGATACGATTAACAGAAATTAAACACTATAAACGGGAGGGATAGAGATGAAAACAATTAAAACCGGATCGCTGGCATGTGTGATAAAATATGAAGGTCATGAAAGAACAATTAATGGGCATAGAATGGTATATGTCCAAGGAGCACACTGTACAAGACACGAGGCTGCGCAATACGGATTGAATGAATTGTTACAAACTTTTGGGCAGGAAGAACTCAAGTATTTTTCTATACATGGTACACGGGTAAAAGCAGAAGATCAAATAATGCCAATACAGTATAAAGATAATTCCTGGATGTGGGCTTAACCTTTGACCATGCCGGTCAATAGCCGGTATGACTGAGAAGTTAAACACTATAAACGGGAGGACTGAAAATGACTAAAAAAGAGCGCGATTATTTAAGAAGATTACAAGACCTGGCTGTTAATAAATTACATCGCCTTGGATATAACGATCAAGACATGGTATTAAATGTAAAGATATCAGATATTAAAGTACGTATATATCCAAGGCTAAAACAGGATTTCAAAGATTTTTTAAGGTAAACACTATAAACGGGAGGATTGAAGATGAATACAATTAAAAATCGTTTTTCGGGACAGGTTATATTGAAAATTAAAACAACTTTTGAAGCCGACCTTCAGGAAGCCGACCTTCAGGAAGCCGACCTTCAGGAAGCTGACCTTCGGAGAGCTGACCTTCAGGAAGCCGACCTTCGGAGAGCTGACCTTCGGGGAGCCGATCTTTGGAGAGCCCAACTTCAGGGAACCGACCTTCGGGGAGCCGACCTTCGGGGATCCAACCTTCGGAGAGCCGACCTTTGGAGAGCTCACCTTCCGGGAGCTGACCTTCGGGGAGCCCAACTTCAGGGAGCCCAACTTCAGGGAACCGACCTTCGGGGAGCCGACCTTGATTTTAGCTGTTTGCCCTTGTGGTGTGGTAGTTTTGGAATGAAAGTCAATACTCGATTTGTTTGGCAATTAATAGCTCATATAGGCCGATTAGACACAAAAAATGTATCTAAAAAAGCGCAGAAAGCGCTGAGAGTATTACGGCCATACTACAACGAATTTTGCAGATATAGAAATGATATTGAAAAAATATAACGTTAATCTTCGATCTTATGCTTGGTTTAATATAGTGCCCAAACCACTGGACTGTTTAAAACTTGAGGAGGAGGAATAAAAATGCAACATTGGAATCCAGATGAAAGAAAACTCAATCCTGCCAGAAAGGCTCTACTTTTCGAACAACTTCCCTGGTTGAATTACGAACAATGGGAAAATGAATTAATCGCATCAGAAAATATTGAAATCTCAGAAACTCCAGAAAGAGAATTTCTCTTCAGAGAACTTCTTAGTATTTTATCCGAAGAGGCAAAAGAAGTAACTGAACTAATTTTCAATACTCCAACTGAATTAATAGAAATTGCATTAGAAACAGGAAGAGGTGTAACTCGCCACGCTATATTCAAATATTTACGACATCAGGGGTGGGTTGTTCCCGCCATAAAAAATGCATTCAACGAAATCCGATTAGGCTTGAGGGAATTAGATGGAGGAAAAGAGGATAAAATAATTTCAACCTCAGAACAGGCAAAAGAAATTGAAGAAGCCAGAGCAAACCTAAAAGAACAAATTCAGATGGCGCAAGGAATTCAATACAAAAGGAGGAGATAAAAATGATGGAACTATCAGAAGTAAAATGGCCCATTGTATATGAGAAACCGCTCTATTACCGAAAGAATTATGATGATCAGAGCAGGAGTCTCATATTAGATACTCACAAAATGATCGTCAACGAGAATGATGACATTCTAAATGTAGTATCTAAAAATTATACCACAATTCAACATGGCGACTTTGTTGGGGATGTAATAGAAATGATTCCTAATGAATTTGGAATCCAAAAACCAAAACTTTGGATCAGTGATGATCACGCCAGAATGTCCTTGGATATTACATTTCCTGATATCGTGGTTGACATTGGAAAAAACGATCCTATCAGCCCGACCCTGGAATTAAAAAATAGTCACGATGGACATTGGGCGGTAGACTTAATGTTAGGGGCGTTCAGATTCAGATGTTCCAATGGCCTCGTAATCGGAAAACAGATTTTCCACCAAGGCAAAAAACATATTGGAGAAAGGATTTATTTTCCTTCCCTTAAAGAGGATTTCAAAAGGTCAATGGATGATTTCTTCATTCAGACAAAAGTTTGGGATTCTTGGCAAGATCGGATCACTACATATAATGATTACGAAAGAGTAATGATTGCTTGTCAATTCGGTAAGAAGGCCATGGCTGAAATTGAAGAAGAAGTTGAAGTCAGCAGTAATAAAATGATTCATGATATTCAACTCAAGACTCTGTCATATTGGTTTTTTTATAATATTCTCATGCAATATGTCAGTCATAAAGTTGAAAGCCGGATTCGCAAAGCTGAGTTTCAGGCCAGGATGAGAAAGGTGTTTTAACATTTTGATCGAAAAGGCAATCTTGAGGATATTGCCTTTTATTTTGAAAATGTTAAAAAATATTATATAATACAAAGAAAGGAGAGAATAATGAAACAAAAAAACATTATCGAGGAACCTTTAATTTTAGCGGACAACCCTTGATCTATTACTGTCGTGCATTTTCATCTGCTCAAGCAAAAAGATTATTCATGATGAGAATAGTAAAGGATTCCGGCCAAATCCTACGAGCAGTAATGGATAGATTTAATGGACAAGTAGATAATTTTAAAATCGAGGAGGTGTGATTAAATGAATAAATATCTAAAATACTTTTTTATCTGGCTTTTTGGAGTGGCATTTGGTTACTACTGGTGCTGGATGGCAATTCATTAGGAGGCAGCTATGAAAATCAAAGGCGCATCAATCTATTTTATGCTGGTGTTTTTAATAGGTTGTGCCGGACATCAAAATAAATATGGGCCGGACATAACAAAAATCAAGTTTGTCTGCGGAGAAAAGGCTCTGATCTGTGCTGAAATATATCAACTTTACTCTGGCCGTATGGCTATGGTGGCTATTGGACCGAGTATAGGAAGATCATTACACCATGCCCAGGCATATACCCTAATCAATGGTGAAAAGCAATGGATTTCTTTAAGGCATGGGTATATAAGATTCTGGATGCAGGAAGAATTTAGACCAACAGAATTTCATACCGTGCCGCAGTTTCGGAGAATTTTAAAGATGCTAAGGAGATAAACTAAATGTATATAACGATTAAAAATACCTTATTTAAAGTAAAGGAAATTGTTGCCAGGACAAAGAAAATATATATACTACGTCTTTTTGGATTAAGAGAAACCGTAAGTGTAAGAAGAAATGGTAAAGACTGCCGCTTCTATAAACAAAAACCTTTGTACTGGTAAAAAAGGATTAATTTTTTATCCCTACTCCAAGAAGAAGATTTTTAAAGTAAGACCTATGAAAAGCCGTTAGACCACTTGATGGATCAGAAACGATGAAGCTTCATAGGCGACTCATTTGGAGTAGGTAATAAGAAATCTAATCTTCTGATAACAACCATTTAATAAAAAGGAGAATAAAATGACACCAAGACAAAGAGAAGTAAAAATTGCAACGATCAAGAAATTATTAACCGAAAAAGGATTTAAACAATCAAAAAGCTATCCCCACCTCTTTTACAACGAATCCCTATCAAAAAGGTTTAAGTTTACGTCTATCAAATTAAGGAAAGAAATCAAGTTGGCGGGTGAATGGCGAAGATCCTGGTCTGAATATATCATCAAAATTGATTTAAACAATATACCAATATATTGAAAGGAGACGAAAGAAAATGGCAACATCCGACAAAGCTCAAAACGAGCGACCGGACATCATAATGCTCATCCAAGAAAAAGATGAGTATGTAATAGGGGCGCTTCTGGCCCTCTATGGAAAACAAGAAGCTGATGAACAATTAATGAAAAGAACCAACTGGCAAAACAGTGTAGGATTCAACGCCTTAGATGCCGGAGTACTCAGTGACATTGCAGAATTTTATGAAACCAGAGGATATCTGACATCTAAACAAATTTCATTTGTCAGAAGAACCATTATGAAATATCACAGACAACTTTCCTTTTTAGAAGTCAAACCAATGCCTATCAAAAAAATAGAAAAGAAAAAAGAAGAAAATATTGAATCACTTAAATGGGCGGGGCAATTAGATGGAGGAAAGAAAATTCTAATCAAATTTCAATTTCCAAGAGGAGATCCTCAATTCAGAGAAACATTAGATCGGATCAAAACTTTAGAAGGAAGAAAATGGAATCCTGATTTAGACAATAAACCTTGGACCTGCCCTTGTACTATTGATAGTCTTGAAAAACTGATAGAATGGGGGTTTGAAATTGCCCCTAAATTAAAAGAATGGCATAACAAAATGCAATACAAAAAAACTAAAACCATTCTTAATATTCCTGGATTAAAAAGAAAACTTTATCCTTTCCAGACGGAAGGGGTTGAATTTGTACAGAGCAGAAACGGAAGGGCTTTAATTGGAGACGAAATGGGATTAGGCAAAACTTCTCAAGCCTTAGCCTGGCTTCAACTTAACAAAGAAATAGCTTTACCTGCCTTAATCATAACTCCTGCAACCGCCAAATTTGTCTGGCAAAAAGAGCATAAAATATGTATACCTGATATTCCTGTTCAAGTTCTTTCTGGAAGGTCAAAAGTCTTTGATTCTCTTACCTTGCAAAAAGGAATCTCAATCATTAATTATGACATCATTGCAGACAGAGTGAGAAAAAATAAGGATGGCAAAGTTATAGAAAGATCCCAAGGATGGGAATCTATTCTAAAACAAGAGGGATATAAAGGAAAGACTTTGATTTTAGATGAAGTCCATTATACAAAAAACAGTAACGCTCAAAGAACTAAAGCAATTAGAAAATTGGCTAAAAGATCAAAATATATTATAGGATTATCAGGAACACCAATCATCAACAGGCCAATTGAATTTTTTAATTGTTTAAACATGATTGCTCCAGAACGATTTCCTTCCTATTGGCGATATGCCCAACGATACTGTGGAGCAAAAAATAACGGCTTTGGTTGGGATTTTACCGGCTCTTCCAACACAGAAGAACTTCATGAAAAAGTCACCAAATCCATAATGATCAGACGTTTGAAAAAAGACGTCCTCAAAGAATTGCCAGCTAAAGTTCGAACTGTTATTCCCTTAGAAATTAATAATAAGGGAAAATACATAGCCGCAGAAGAAGACTTCGTTGATTGGATTAGAATACATTATGGAAACGAAAAAGCGATTAAAGCAGACAAAGCCCAAGCCCTTACTAAAATTGAAACATTAAAACAAATAATAATTGAGGGCAAAATGAAGGCGGCTATTGATTGGATTGATAATTTTCTGGACTCGAAGCAAAAATTGGTTATCTTCTGTACTCATCAACAAACGGTTGATATCCTGACAGAAGCTTATGGACCTCAAGCGGTCAGATTAGATGGCAGAGATTCTGAAGCAGCTAAAAAGAAAGCTGTCAATGAATTTCAATCTAATAATAAAATTAGACTCTTCATTGGCAATATAAAAGCTGCTGGAGTTGCAATAACGCTCACTGCCGCCAGTTCAACCTGCTTCATAGAATTAAGCTGGACTCCCGGAGAACACGATCAAGCAGAGGACAGAATTCACAGAATAGGACAAGAAGCGGATTCTGTCAGCTCTTATTATTTAATTGCCTATGATACCCTTGAAGAAGAAATCATAGAATTGATCGATAATAAAAGAAAAATTTTATCCCAGGTTCTTGATGGAAAGAAAGTTGAAGAAAGCTCATTATTAACAGAACTGCTTAACAAGATGATGACAAAAATAAAATATTAAAAAAGTCTAAAAATAATATATAATACTTAGAAAGGAGAACTAAATGACAGAATATATTCGAAGGAAACCAGCAAAGAAAAATTTCTTTTGGTGTTATAAACAAGCTAATTGGATGTTATTAACAATGTGTATTGCCAGAGGAGAAAGAAAAGAAGAAGGATGCATTCGTTGTCGACAACGAGATGGACTTTTAAGAGAAATAGAGGAGGTGCGTAATGGAAAAAATTAAAGACATTCTTATGAAAAGGGATCGCATGACAGAGGAAGAAGCAGAAGATTTAATTGACGAAGCTAAAACATATCTTGCTAAAAGAAGATTAGAAGCAAGGGAAATACCTTATGATATATGCGAGGATTTGTTTGGATTGGAACCTGATTATATTGAGGAGCTTATGTAACAACCAATAACCTAAAATAAGGAGATAATAATGTATTGTCCTGAATGTGATAGAAATATCGATGATTGCGAAGCTCTAACAGATAGGGACGGAGATCCTTATGATCCAGCAACCACGTTTTGGTCCATATGTCCTATATGTTTAAGCATACTTATCGATAATCAAAAAATTCAACAGACGAAGGACCGTTAATGATATTCAACATTAAACAATTCCTTGACGATTTTGGAATCCCAAATACTGACCGAGGCAAACATGCCAGGACAAAATGGATACAAATCAAATGTCCATTCTGTTCAGGACATGAAGGTTGGCACGGAGGTTTTAATATCGAAAAGGAATATTATAATTGTTGGCGCTGCGGATGGAGATCTCTTCCCGATATTATCATGGAATTATTAGGATGTTCTTTTCCCGCAGCCAAAACCTACCTTAAAAAATATAAAAACAAGCCTGAATCCAGTCGAGACATAGGTGAGACTCGACGTTTACCCTCTCCCCAATATAAAGGCATGACTTTTCCTCCAAATTGCCAGTCTCTTAGTGATTTTCACAGAAAATACCTATTATCCAGAAATTTTGATCCTGACGACCTTATCCATGAATGGAATCTTAAAGGAACAAGTCATCTTGGAGATTATAGATTTAGAATTATAGCCCCTATTTATTTTCAAAATCAATTCGTTAGCTATCAAGGTAGAGATGTTACAGATAGACAAGAAGCAAAGTATAAAGCCTGTGAAATGGAAAATGAAATTCTTCACCACAAACATACACTCTATGGAATTGATAAAACCAAAAATAAATCAGTGATCATAGTCGAAGGGATTACCGATGTTTGGAGATTTGGTCCTGGAGCGGTCGGAACTTTTGGAATTGAATTTACTAAGAGCCAAGTCAGAATGCTTCTAAATCAATTTGAATCTTATTTCGTTTTCTTTGATGATGATCCACAAGCACAAGCGCAAGCAGATAAATTAGCTATCATCTTAAATGGATTTGGAAAAGATGTAGAAATTATATCCACAGAAGACGACCCTGCAAACATGTCGCAAAAAGACGCACGACAATTGAAATCAGAACTGTTATCTAATTGAAATATTTAGGAAAATAAAAAAAATAAAAAAATACTTGATTTCTCTAATTTACTATTATATTATATCCTCAGATTGGATATTTTTCCAGTCGGTCCGGTGCAGGGTGCCTTGAGGCCAACAAGGTTTTGTGTCGGGGATAGTGGTGTGTCCCCGACATACCCTCTTTTCTTATTAACCTTCGCAACATACGACTGTTGCCAACACCTGGGAGGTTGTCTTTGGAATATAAAAGAAATGATCCTCAAAAAGGTATGTTAATAATCGTCAAAGCAGGCAAGCAAGACGAATACCACAATACTATTAATCTAACTTCCTTATTGGACAAGAATTTATCTTTTAAAGCAAAAGGTCTTCATGCCTATATAATGACCCGACCTGACAATTGGAAATTATGGATTAGTAGTCTAACATCTACTTCTACAGACGGAGAAACAGCTATAAGATCTTCCATTAACGAATTAATTAAAAATCATTATTTATACAGAACTTCTATGAGGGATGAAAAAAAGAGAATAACTAATTGGGTCCATATTTGTTTTTCAACTCCGACGATAATAAATGAAGATAAACTTGAAAAGCTTGTTTTAGATTTCCATGAAATAGATAATCCAGAAATAGAAAACCAAGGGCATAGTAATAAGATATATAGTAATAAGATATATAGTAATAAGAAAAATATTTATCCCAAAATCAAAAATCACAGACTTTACAAAAATCTTTCCAACTGGTTTCTAAAGGAAAGAGCCTCCATAACAGGAGGTAAGGATATGCATAGTATTTGGGATACAAACAAATCCTCTCCAAAAGGTTCTGTCATTTCTAATTCTGTTGATACTTTAGACAAGTTGGTTCGTATTGATGGATTCAACTTCCAAAAAGAAATTACTCCTGTAATAAAATGGGTTCTGAATAATAATTTTTGGAAAGCAAATTTAAGGAGTCTTGTTGTTCTTCGTCATAAATCTAAAAATGGTTTAACCAAATTTGAAAACATCATGTCTGCATATCTACAATCTCAACCTGAAAAACATAAACCAAAAGTATTAAGAAAGAAAAAAGAACCTACAGGGACAATCCGAAAAACTCCTAAGGAGGAATTTTACTATTCATGATCACCAGACGTAAACCCATAATCGATAGTCGTATAGAACGGCAAATCATAACAGGAATGATAATCAGTACTAACTTTTTGACACAGGTGTTGGATATCTATCGTCCTGATCTTCTTCTTTTGCCTTATGCCAAAACTATTGCAGAATGGTGCAAAAAATATTATGGTCAATATAAGCAAGCCCCAGGGAAACAAATTCAGGATCTATTCTTAACCTATGAAAAAGGAGAAAATGATCCTGATCAGGTTGCCTTGATAAGAGATTTCCTTGCCAGCATTTCAAATGAGTATGAAAGTAATCAGACATTCAATATAGATTATATCCTCGATAAGTCAGAAATTCATTTCAGAAAGTCGTCCTTAGAAATTCTAAGACAGCAATTGTCAAGTGATCTTGTTAATGATAATGTGGAAGAAGCAGAAACTCTCATTGCCAATTTTAGTAGAATAGCCAGATCGGAAACAGTCGGAATAGATCCCATTACAGATCCAGCGATAATCAAGAAGGCATTTGATAAAGATACAGGAGATAGGATGTTTGCTCTGCCTGGTGATTTAGGTAAGATGTTTGGATCTTTTGAAAGGGATATGCTAATAATGGTCGTTGGTCCAATGGGAAGAGGAAAAACATGGTGGCTTCAAGAAATTGCATTGAGAGGATTATTCATAGGGTTTAATGTTTTGTTCATTAGTTTGGAAATGTCGGAAAAACAAATGACAAGAAGAATTCAGCATAATTTGACAGGACTCCCTAAATCCAGATGGGCGGGCAAAATTTCAATTCCTGTATTTGATTGTGAATTAAGACAAAATAAAAAATGTAGAAAAACAGATTTAGGAAAATATTGTACCAAGTGTAGAGGAACAGAAGAATTTAAACCAGCTGTTTATCATATTGTGAAAAGAAAAGAAGAACTAACAGCTAAAGATGGAATTGATAAAGGGCAGGCTTTGAAGAAAACTTTTTTAAGAGGCAACAGATTTAAGTTAATAACCCCTCCTCCTAACTCTCTGAATATTTCAAAACTTAGAGGAATGCTTGATAATTGGGAATACTATGAAGGATGGGTTCCTGATATAATCGTGACTGATTATGCAGACAAGTTTGCTCCTGAGAATTCAAAGACCAATGAATACCGTCACAGGATATACGAAACAGTATTAATGCATAAAGCTCTTGCTATGGAAAAGCACTGTTTAATTGTAACTGGTAGTCAGAGTAATACAGGAAGAGACGATTCAAAAGTTGTAAGATCGGGAGACTTTGCTGAGGATATTAGAAAAAAGGCAGAAGTAGATATTGCTTTTTCTTTAAATCAAACTCCAGAAGAAAAAGATCAAGGAATTATGAAAATATCTCCAATGAAAATAAGAGATGATGATTTCAGCGTTTCTCAACAGTGCATAGTTCTTCAACAACTCAAAATTGGAAAACCTTACTTGGATAGTTGCTTAATATGAAGATATTTTTGGTTGGGACTCCTCCAGAATCGAGAACAAAAAAAATGATTGACTTAAACTGCAATCAGTTACTATTTTCTTACTTTGCCATCATTGATATTCATAGCTCATTTGACATGGACAAAGCTTTTTTAGTTGCAATAAAGGAAAAAGTAAAAAGAAAATGTACAGATCAAGAATAAAAAATATAACAAAACATCAAGAAAAAAACTTAAGAGAAGCTATCGGAGATGAATTATATGAATGGCTAAAAACTATAAACGAAAGGAGAGGAAAAATGAATCAGGTAACAGTGGTTAAGGAATTTACTTTTGATGCTGCTCATCGTCTGCCGGGATATGAGGGAAAATGTAAAAATCTTCACGGCCATGGATACCGACTTTTAGTCGGAGTTAAAGGAAAGATAGACTATGACTCGGGAATGGTGATTGATTTTACCCATTTAAAAATCATAGTAAAACAGGAGATTCTTGATCATGTTGATCATGTTTTGCTCAATGATTTAAAATCAGAACCCGGGCAACTTGGGTTTAACTTCCCTTGGGAAATGCCAACAGCGGAGAATATGGTTATTTGGATACTGAGTCGTTTACAGAATAGGTGGGAGGAGGTGAGGATAGAGGGAAAGATATCTTTTGTTCGTCTCTATGAAACCCCAACATCATACGCAGAAGTGACGGCTTAATGAAAATTTACTTAGCGGCCAGAGATGAGCATACTGCTCATATTATGATATAGCTGTAGAATCAATTCCATTCAGAAAAATAACATGGAAACTTATAATGAAACGTTATTTTGGAAAGGAGAAAGAAAATGATTATAAACGAAATCTTTACCAGTATCGACGGAGAAGTTAGCACTTTTCATCAAGGAACAATGTCAACATTTATTCGTTTTGCCGGATGCAATTTAAAATGTCCTTACTGTGATACCAAGTATGCTCAGAAAGCAAATGCTGGGGAAATATATGAACAAGCTGCTATTTTTAATCTTGTTAAGGCTATTGGCTGTAAAAAAATTACGATTACTGGAGGAGAGCCCTTATTGCAGGTGAGAGAATTAATTCCTCTAATTAAAGAGCTTCTGTATAAAGGGCATAAAGTCACAGTAGAAACAAATGGAAGTATTGAACTTCCCCAGGATTTATATGACGAGAATTTTGGTTGGGTTATTGATTACAAATTATGGTGTTGGGAAAAGATGATTACAAAAAACTTTACTCGTTTGACTTCTTGTGATTGGATTAAGTTGGTTCTTCAAAGCCCAGAAGAATACTATTTAGCAAAGGAAACAGTTTCCAGATTAAGAGATTTGGGGAGTCAAGCTAATGTGGCGTTGAGCACAGTATTTGGAAAATTCAATCCAGCAGATTTAATCTCAATGATTAAAAAGGACAAGTTTTGGGACGTGACTGTGAATGTGCAACTACATAAAATCATTTGGGATTTTGAAAAAAGAGGGATTTAAAACAAAAAAAATATTAAAAACATCTAAAAATAATATATAATACTTAGAAAGGAGGTGAAAGAGTGAAAGAATCTATTTTAATAATTATCAATGGTAAGAAAAGATCTTATCCTTATGACGCCAATCCTAACGAGATAATGTCGGATATTTTGTTAAGTATGCCAAATCTTAACTACTGGCCCTATCCTTCCTTGAAAAGTTTATACCTGGGTATAATGGATATGCTCGTTAATTTTTATCATCCAATAACCAAATCTGTAAAAGGATCAGCAAAAACAAAAACAACAAAATTCCTTAAACAAGTAAATTCTGTAAAAAAATATTTTCCAAAAAATCAACCAGACCTTCTACGAAAGATATATGAATCGTGCTTGATAAATGAAGGTTTAGGGACATTGCGTGGATTTGGATTTACTAACCGTTTTGGAGACAACCTGTCTGGGAATCCTGAAATCCATAGTATTCTTAAAGGAGGGAATCTTATAAGGAAAGAGAGATAGACAGTCATTAACCATTTAATCAAAAAAAAGGAAAGGAGAAAAGAAAATGGCGAAAAAGAAAAATAATGAACCCACAGTAAAGGAATTGATCGAGTTGGCAAAGGACCTGAACAACCTTATGGATCTTGAACCAGCCTTACCAACAGCGCAGAAAACCACGAAAGATAAATTGATAAATGAGATCAAAAAGGTCACAAAAATGCTGGAGCCTGGTGACAAGTTGACAAAAGAATCAATTACCACTTTAAAGGTCCTGGGATTTGAAATGCCAAAACCTCCAGAATCAAAACCATCGGAATCAAAACCTCCGAAAGAAAAGAAAGCAAAATCTGTCAAAGAGAAAAGCAGATATGGCCATAAGCTTGGCTCTCAGTCAGCCGCATTGGATGAACTCTTTTTCAAAGGAACTACCATTGAGAAAGCCGCTGAGAAATTAGGAGTAAAAGAAGGCAGAGTTAAAGGTCATCTCCAACATCTCAAAAAGGATAAAGGACTTGAAGTCAAAGAAAACAAGGGCGTTTTCAAGGTGGCCTCATAAAGAGGAAAGGAAAAATTTAAAGATATAAGGACTGGTGGGAAAAATCTTCAGAGAAGAACTTGAGAATATTCCCACCAGAACCTTTTTGTTTTAAGGAGCTTTTATGAAAGAAAAACAAATAGTAACCGAACTCCTAAAGTTAACAGGAGACGATCCAAGTAGAGAAGGACTGATTGAAACCCCTGAGAGAGTTGTTGAATCATTTAAACATTTATTCTCAGGATATAGTGAAAGTCCAGAAGATGTAATCAAGACCTTTGAAGATGAAGAAGAACAATTCGGAGGACTTATTTATTTGAAGGATATCGAATTTTATAGTATGTGCGAACATCATATACTTCCATTTTATGGTAATGCTTTTATTGCTTACATTCCTAATGGACCTGTTATTGGAGCATCTAAAATGGCCCGTCTTTTGGATATCTTTTCCCGTCGACTCCAAATGCAGGAAAGAATTGGCGAGCAAGTTACCGAGGCTTTAATGAAGTACTTAAAACCTCTTGGGGCGGCGTGTCTAACCGAGGCAAAACACCTTTGTATTGCTTGTAGAGGAGTTGAAAAACAAAATTCTATTATGGGATACAGCTCTTTGAAAGGAATATTTTTGGAGGATTCTAACAAAGGTTTCGCTGCCAGAAGTGAATTAATGTCATTGTGGACCAGATAATGGAAATAGTAAAAGCTGAAATTTTATGGACTAGAATCTGTCCTCTTAGATGTAGTTATTGTGGGATGGTTACTGGAAAAAGCAATTCCTTATCTTGTGAAAGTTGGTTAAAAGGAATTGATAATTTGAAAAAAATGGGATGTGGATTCATTGCATTCTATGGGGCTGAGCCCTTATATGATTTTGAAAAATTACCAGAAGTTGTAGGATATACCGAATCTTTAGGAATTCATACAACTGTTATAACTTCAGGAATGGTACCTAATTTTTGGAATAAGGTAGAACAACTTTATTTGTCCGGGGCAAAATCTTTATCAATGAGTTTTGATATTGAAGGAATAGACAAATCAAGTTCTCTCAAAAACAATCTCGCCGTTCCCGCCTTAACTCAATTTCTCCAGTTAGGGCGAGTTCGGGATGTTGCGGCTATTACAACATTGACAAGAAATAACTATAAACTATTTATTGATTCAGTGAAAAAAATGAGTCAGAAAAAAATCTGGAGTTTTTTTGATCTTATACATCAGGATAGGGGACAACCTGGAAGTAAATGCAAAAATTATCCAGAAATGCAAGAACTACTTTTCCGTAATGAAGACATAGTTCAGTTTATCTCATTCTTAAATGAGTTATACGAATTAAAAGAACAGGGAGAATTATGTCATACAAGTAGGCTGTTCATTGACTTATTAAGGGACAATCCTAATCTACTAACAGACTACTCATGGAATTGTGCTAATTATAAGGAATTTCCTTCATGGGTTACTGTAGATTGTGATGGCTTTGTTTACCCTTGCGATGACTTTCAACCTGATCTTGGATCGGGTAAAAAAATTTGTGTAACTGAGTTGTACAATCGTTGGCAAGAATTTCAAGACATATGGAAACCTATTGTGAAGGAAAATTGTCCTGGCTGTTTATGGGGGACACATATTGATGCCCATTATATCAAGGCTGGGAAACTACCATTTGATAGTTATGTACATATAGGAGATTATTCAAGTGATAGAAAATAAAGATTATGTAATGAAAAACAAAAATAAGGAGATAAAATGATTTTACTGTTTTCTGGTGGTATAGACTCCTTTGTTGCTTATCATTATTTAAATAAACCCCAAACTGTTTATTTCGATTTAGGAACTCCCTATACTCATAGAGAGTTACGGGTAATTAAAAAACTGATACCTGATACAATTATCGACAATACACTTAATCTTAACAGTAGACAGGTCGGTTCAAAAGCGTACATCCCTTTTAGAAACTTGTATTTAGCAATGCTTGCAGTGAAGTATGATCAAGAGATTTGTATTGCTGGAGTTAAAGATGATGTCGTATCAGACAAAAATGAATTTATCTTTAAAGAATTTAGTCGGCTACTATCTATTATGAACCCAGGTATTTTAGTATTCAGTCCGTTCTGGCTAATGTCGAAAGCGGAAGTTGTCAAGTGGTTTATAAAGAATGTTGGTAAGCCAGAATTATTACTCGATACCATTTCTTGTTACTCATCAACTGAAGTAAGTAATTATTGTGGAGCTTGTCCTTCTTGTTTTAGAAAATGGACTGTCCTCCGAAGTCATGGAGTTGATATTGAATTTGTAGATCGAATACTAATGTTAAATTATTATCAAGCGGCTAAAAAAGGACAATACTTACCAGAGAGGAATGTAGCAATTATAAGAGAAGTGGATGCCTATCTCACTTAAAAAGGAGAACACATGGGAAGACCTTTTGGACACGGCGTTAGTAATATAAAACAAGTGAGTGAATTATTTGGATTAATAGACTATATGATCGGTTTAAATTATAAAGCTTTTTCTTTTTTAGATATTGGATGTGGCAAAGGATTATATGGTAGTCTAATGAGAATGGTCTATGGTTGGAACATACAGTTGGTTGGTATTGATCTTGGAAGCTTCAAAAGATTTGACAAACTAAATAATGAGATTTATAATGAGATTTATAAAATAGATGTTGTAGATTATATTCTAAGGAAGCGTTGTTTTAACCAGAAGTTTGATATTATTTTAGGTCAGCAAATTTTTGAACATTTGAGAGAGAAAGATGCTCTCAAATGTTTAGATAAATTGAAATTATATGGTAAAGTAATTATTGTGGGATTTCCAAAACCAAAAAAAAATAACGATTATAAAGATATCAATAATCTCGCAAATCACAAATGGGGATGTTCTAATAAAAAGTTAAATTCAGTGGACTATAGACGTGTTAATAAAATTAAAAATAATCATGTTTATATTTGGATGGAAAATCCAAGAGGTGAAAAATGGTGGGAAATAGATGCTTATCTTAGTTGACATTGATGGAGTATTAACTTTAGAGTCAGAAGGATGGGGAAAAGATTATTATCCTTACAGGACCCCTAACTTTAAGGCAATAGGTAAGATTAATCGACTTGTGGACTTAGGACACATGATTACTCTCTTTACTGCCCGATATGTTGAAGATAAACAAATGACTGAGGAATGGTTAGTAAAATACAATGTAAAATACACTAATATAATGTATGGAAGAAAACCAGTATGTAATGTAATGATTGATGATAAAGCTATTCCAACAATTCCTGAAGATCTTGAAAAATATTTAAGTTACAACTTTCATAACTCATGTTGGAGATTTAAACATGGATTTATTTCTCCGGACGAAAAACATCCTTGTTTCTTCTGTGGTTTTCAAATTGATATTTCTGTAATGGATTGTCCTAAATGTGGAATAATGCCATGTCCTAAATGTGGAAAGTGCCTTTGTAATATTCCATTACTAACTTATATAACTTTGATTAGAATACATGAAAAATATTGTTGTAATTTACCTGAATTTGATGGAAAAATAAAACTAAGTGGTTTTGTGGATAATGATTTAATTTGTAATTGTGAAAAAACCTTATCTTATTGTAAAAGCCTGGAGAAGATATGAATATAAGATGTAAGATATGTGGTTCCGGATCATGTAAAAATTTAATCTATCCGCAAGGTATTTTGAAATGTACTAACTGCGGTTGTACCTTTCGATCTACTAATGTAAATATAGAGTTTTATCATGAATCTGACTATTGGTATAAAGGGGATGAGGGATTAAAATTACATCAAAGAGCCAGATATGCTTGGTTCGAGGATTATATTCTTAATGGGGACTCAATAGAGTTTGGAGCAGCGGACGGTGATTTTACTTACTTAGTTAGAAGAAAAGTAGATTCCAAATATAGGGTCTTTTACTCGGAAATAAAAGATTTATTGAGAATGGAATATTCAGATTGTAATATTAGTAAATACATAGGTTCAATTGAGAGTTATAGAAGGAATCTTTTTTATCTCAATGTCTTCTTAGTAGATGTTATTGAGCACATAAATGACATTAGAGAAACCTTTGAACTTATTTATAGGATGTTGACACTTGGTGGTAGATTCTTTATAAGCACAAACGATGGGGATTCATTTGATGCCCATATACCAATGTTTTATCATCTTGAGCATACTTGTATGTTAACAAAAAAAGCCTTTGAAATTTTAACAAAGGACTTTGGTTTTAAAATTATCAGATATTTTAAAGCACCCCAAAATTGGATATATGTCATTCTTGAAAAAATATAGTTGAGGAGACCATTATGAGAAAGGAAAAAATAAACTTATTTCTTGACTCTGGGGCTTACAGTGCATGGAGTAAAGGAGCAAAAATTTCTTTGCAAAAGTATATAGATTTTATTTATGAGCATAAACAATATTTAGAAGTGTATGTTAATCTTGATGATTTAAACAGTCCCGAAAAAACTTGGGAAAATCAAAAAGAGATGGAAAGACAAGGACTCTCTCCCTTACCAGTTTATCACTTTAAAGAAGATGAAAAATATTTACGAAAAGTTTTGGAATATGAATATTTTGGTTTAGGAGGAGCCGCTTTAGTAGCTACTCCAGTCAGGGCAAGATTTTACGATTACATCTTTTCTATAATATGTCCTGAAAGCAATTCTTATTTACCTACTCATAAAATACACGGCTTTGGTTTAACTTCTCTCAAGCTTATGCTTAGATATCCCTGGTACAGTGTAGACAGTACGTCCTGGGTAATGACAAGTCGAACAGGATCAATTTACATCCCAAGATATAAACAAGGAGAATGGATTTATGATGAGGATTCCTGGAAGGTAGCTATATCAAGTAAGTCTCCTTCCCAAAAAGAAGTAAATAAACATTTTAATACTTTTTCTCCTAAACAGCAGGACATCATTTTTCAATACTTCGAGGAAAAAGGATATAAATTAGGAAAGTCAGATTTGAAAAAGGTAGATAATAATTATAAACTCAAGGATGGAGAAAGATGGTTTGGTAAACAAGATGCTGATGCTCAAAGAGGAATTCATGGACTTAAAGATGGAAGGATTACTTTTGGTTGGTCAAAGGACAAAATAGTTGAAACAGTAATTGAGTCAGGTCTTAGTAATGATTATAAACAAAGAGATGAATTGAATGTTATTTATTTTCTTGACCTGGAAAAATCAATGCCAGAATGGCCTTGGCCCTTCAAAAAAAGACCATCAGGAGGTTTTGAGATATGAAAATTATTCTTGCTACCTGGTTGGAAGAAAAAAGCCAAGAGGAAGCATTAAATAAACTTAAAGCTTATAACAGATTACTTTCATATTATTTCCTAAGTAAAAGGGAAAATATTAATCAGGAAATTAAGAAATACGTGACTAAAAAATGAAAATATACTTTGCGGAAACAGAAGGAAAAGACAGAGAAACTCGTCTTCAGCATTATATATTATATTCATAAACGGCTTATTTCATTTTACTATGTTATTGAGGAACGGGCTTTTCAGAAAGAATCATTAATAATGTGGATTAAAAAAATTAAAAAGGAGACATTATGAAAATTAATAGACAAGAGTTAGTAGAAGCTTTGGTTAAAGTTAAACCTGGATTGGCAAATAAAGAAATCATTGAATTCACGACTCATTTTGTTTTCAATGAAACGACAATCCAAACTTACAATGATCAAATTTCTATTCTACAAATGATGAAGACAGGATTACAAGGGGCAGTCAAGGCCAATGAATTTTTTGCTTTAATCAGTAAATTACCTGACGAAGAATTAGATATTCAAATGGAAGAAGATAAATTTATTATTAAAGGAAAGAGAAGCAAAGCCCATATCAATATTACACAAGAACACAAGCTTCCTCTTTCCTTCGATGATATTCAAACATGGCTTCCTTTATCAGATGATTTTTCCAATGCAGTTAAGTTCTGTTTATTCTCTGTGAGTAAAGATATGACCAGACCAGAACTTACTAATCTTAGAATTATTAAAAACAAAATTTTATCTACTGATAAATTTCGGATTACAAAAAGAATTATGAATCAGTCCATTAAAAAAGAATTTTTTCTCCCGGGGAATGCAGCCACTCATCTTATCAACTATTCTCCAATAAAATATTCTCTACAAAAGGAATGGCTTCATTTTATCAATGAAGAAAAAACAATCTTCAGTACTCGAATCATGGATGTTGAATATCCTGATATAGAATCTTTTTTAAAAGTGGAAGGAGAGAAAGTAAAATTCCCTGTCAGTCTTGCTGAATCTATTGATAGGGCAGAAATTCTGGCCAAAACAGAATTTGAACAGGATTTGATCATTTCCTTGACTCTTAAAAAATCAACTTTAATATGTAAAGGGCAAGGTCCTCTTGGTTTTATTGAAGAAGAACATCGTATTAGATACACAGGAGAAGAAATTAAACTTTTCATACATCCGGTATTTCTTAGAGAAATTTTGAATAGACTCAAAGAAGTTACCATTGGAGAAATGTCTCTTCTTTTTGAAGGCGATAATTTTCAACATGTTATTTCTTTGGCTTCTAAATGAAAATTTATTTTGCAGATACCATTATGAGAGAAACCGTCTCTTACAAAAGACTTCCCAAAGTCAGACATAATCTCGAATCGTTTTGGAGAATTTTACTAACCAATCAAAAAATCAAAAAATGGAAAATCTTAAATACCAAAAATTTCTCGAACAGAAAACTATAGAGGATATCAACTCGGGATTTCGACTTTCTTCCAATAAGTTGAATCCGATGTTGTTTAACTTTCAAAAAGATATCACAAAATGGGCATTGATGAGAGGCCGCTCTGCCTGTTTTGCGGATTGTGGATTGGGCAAGACCCCTATCCAGTTGGATTGGGCAAACCATGTTGTGAAAAAAACCAAACTTCCCGTCTTGATATTCGCTCCTCTTGCCGTGTCAAAGCAGACACAAAGAGAAGGAATAAAATTCCATGTCCCTGTGAATATTTGCCGTAGGCAAACTAATATTAAAAGGGGAATCAATATTACTAACTATGAAATGTTGAAGAATTTCAATTCTGATAATCTCGGAGGGATTGTATTGGACGAGAGTTCAATTTTGAAGGGATTTAATGGCAAATTCAGAAAGGCGATTACAGAGTTTGGTTCTCAAGTTCCTTTTCGATTCGCTTGTACGGCTACCCCAGCGCCAAATGATCTGCTTGAAATAATCAATCATGCCGAGTTCCTTGGGATAATGACAGAGAAAGAGATTAAATCGTTATTCTTTACCAATCGGGCTCAGGATATGGTTCAAAAATGGGTTCTCAAAGGCCATGCAAAACAAGCGTTTTGGAAGTGGCTTGCATCGTGGTCTGTAGCCCTACGTTCTCCTTCTGATTTAGGCTATGATAACGATGGATTTATCCTGCCGGAATTAAGGATAATTCAAAAGACAATTCCTGCAACAAACAGAGATATCAAACCAGGAGAATTATTTGCGACTGAGGCAAGAGGTTTGAGAGACAGACAAATTGCAAGACAAAATAGTATTGAAAGTAGAATCGAACTATGTTCTGAAATGATAAACAAATCAAATGAAACGTGGTTAATTTGGTGCGATCTTAATAAAGAGTCAAATTTACTTTCCAAGCAGATTAATAACTCGGTAGAAGTTAAAGGATCTGATTCATCACAACATAAGGAACAGTCGCTACTTGATTTTCAGGATGGAAAAATCAAATGTCTTGTGACAAAGCCTTCTATTGCTGGATTTGGAATGAATTTTCAATCTTGTCACAATATGGCATTTGTCGGATTAAGCGATTCCTATGAAAAGTTTTATCAAGCGATGAGGAGATGCTGGCGATTTGGTCAAAAGCATTCTGTAAATGTTTATGTTATTACTACGGAAATTGAAGGGGGAGTGGTAAAGAATATCAAACGAAAGGAAAAAGATTCTACAAAAATGTTTAATGAGTTAATCTTAAATATGAATCTGTCAGGACAGCTTGGAACAAAAAGAGAGGAAATGATTTACATGGAAAAAATCAAGAAAGGGGAAGGGTGGGAATTACAATTGGGAGATAGTGTGTTGACAATGAAAAATATTAAGACGGATTCGATTGGGCTATCTGTTTTCAGTCCTCCGTTTCCTGGAATGTATGTATATACCAATAGCCAACATGATATTGGTAATACAAAATCTATTGAGGAGTTAATTGAGCAATTCCGATTTGTCATTAATAAAGATCATCTCTTGAGAATTACTATGCCTGGTCGTCATTGTTGTATCCATCTATGCCAAGGAGTTGCTTTTCAAAGTAGAGATGGGTATATTGGTATTAAGGATTTCCGAGGTAAAGTAATACAAATGATGGAAAAAGAAGGTTGGATTTATTATGGAGAAGTTTGCATCGATAAGAATCCTCAAGTAACAGCTATCAGGACTAAAGATAGAGGCTTGCTTTTTAAAACATTGAGATCTGACGCTTCTCATTTGCATTGTGCCTTAGCGGATTACTTATTGCAATTCAGAAAGCCTGGAGAAAATATTAATCCTATAAAAGCAGGAAAAAATAAAGAACAAGGATGGATTACTCAAGAAGAGTGGATTGAGTGGGCTGCTCCTGTTTGGTATAGACAAACTCCTCAATATCCTGGTGGTATAAGACAAACAGATGTTTTGAGAAATTATCAAGATGCAAAGAATAACAAAGACGAAAAACATTTGGCCCCTTTGCAACTTGGGGTAATCGAAAGGGCGATCAAATTATGGAGCAATCCAGGGGATATTATATATGACCCGTTCGCAGGAATTGGTTCAACGGGATATGTTGCTTTAAAACTTGAACGGAAATTCAAGGGATGCGAGCTCAAGAAAGGATATTATGACGTGGCAATAAGAAATTTGAAATCAGTTGGAAAAAGAAATAGGGGATTTAATATCGCGCAGGTAAAATAATGAAAAAAATATATTTGGCAAGTCCATATTCGCATAGAAATCCAAACATACGGGAACAGAGATTTAAAGAGGTATGCAAAATAGCCGCAGAATTGATAAACGAAGGAAATGCTGTATTTTGTCCTATTGCACATTCTCATCCAATAGCAATATATGGATCCTTACCAATAGGCTCTGATTATTGGGAAAAGCTCAATAGATTATGGATTGATTGGTGTGATGAGATGGTAATTGCTAATTTGCCATATTGGCCTCAATCAAGGGGCATTGAAAAAGAAAAAAGATATGCTAAATCTATTGGAAAGAAAATTTTTCTAACACAGCCATATTATAATTTAGGAAGACAAAAATAAAAAGTTAATTCAGGAAATAAAGAAACGAGGATTATATATGCTAAACAAAACGTTTGCTCACCTTCATGTACATACTGAATATTCTCAGTTAGATGGATTTGGTACAGTAAAAAATTATGTTAAAAAAGCCAAGGAATTAGGATTCAAATTTTTAGCTTGCACAGATCATGGTAACATCGACGGCCTTCTCAACTTCCAAAGGGAATGTAATAAACAAGGCATTAAACCAATACTGGGCTGTGAAGCTTATATCGTTCCCAATGCAGCTATTAAACCTCAAAAAGAAAAAAGAGGACATATAACGCTCCTTGTTAAAAATCAAAATGGATTTGAGACTCTTTGCCAGCTCCTTACCTATGCCAATCTAACTGGAGCAAGAAGTGTGTATGGGAGAACTATTCCAAGAATCGATTATAATTATTTATTAGGATGTGAACTATCAGATTTTGTAATTATGACAGCTTGTGCAGGTTCATTTCTTCATTTAGAAGGAGCGACGGAATTTCTTTACAAATTACATCAATATTGTGATGATTTATATTTTGAAATAATGCCTCACGATATCGAAGTTCAAAAAGAAATTCACAATACCATAAAAGCTTATCGTCTTCTTGAAGAATATAAAAACATTCCCTTTATAGCTACAAATGACTGCCATTATATAAATGAGGATGAATGGAAAGTCCAGGAAGTTCTTCTTGCTATACAAACCAAGGCAAAATGGGATGATGAAAATCGTTTTAAATTTAACTTCAAAGGATTGCATCTTCGGACAGCAGACGAAATGGCAGAAGCTTTTAGAAAACAAAATCATTTCTCTCGTTCAGAATATTTAATTGCTATGAGGAATACCATAAAAGTAGCCAAACAATGTTGTGAATTTAGAATTTCAAAGCAAGATATTTCTCTCCCTCCAATCCAACCAGATTGGGGACCAAAAGAACATGGCAAAGAATTAAAGCGTTTGGCTCATGAAGGATTAGATAATTTAGGAATCAATGAACTTCAAAGAGATGAATACAGACCAAGAATGGAAATGGAATTAGAACTGATTAACCGAAAGAGGTTTGCAAGATATTTTTTAATTGTTTTAGAGCTTATTACATGGTGTAAAAAACAAAAAATTATGGTTGGGCCTGGCAGAGGTTCAGTCGGAGGATCTCTTGTTGCTTATTTAACTGGCATAACAAAAGTCGATCCTATTGAATATGATCTTCTTTTTGAAAGATTTATTGCAGAAGATAGAATCGACTATCCTGATATTGATCTTGACTTTGAGGATATCCGAAGGGAAGAAGTTATCCAACATCTTGAAGATTTATATGGTAAATATAATGTATCTGGCATATCTACCTTCTCCAAAATGAAAGCCAGAGGAGTGATAAGAGACGTTGCCCGAGTATTTGATGTCCCTTATAAAGAGGTTGATGAATTTGCTAAAGTAATAAATATCACAGAAAAACAGCAAGAGGATAGTTTTGTTGATACAGCCTCCAAAGAAACAGATGAAGGAAGAAAATTCAAAAAAAGGTATCCTGAAGTAACAAAATTGGCAATCAAATTGGAGGGGCAAATCCGAAATTCTGGTCAACATGCTGCCGCTGTGATTATTTCTGCTGATGATTTAAGACAAGGAGACAGATGTAATCTCTGTATTCGTAATGATCGAATTATGTGCAATTGGAATATGGAAGATTCTGAATATGTAGGATTAATGAAATTAGACATTTTAGGCCTCAATACTTTAACTGTTTTGAATGAATGTAAAAGACTGATTAAAATTTCACAAAATAAAGATATTATTTTTGAGGATATTTCTCTTGACGATAAAAAAGTCTTTTCCGAAATTAATAAAGGAAATACTTTTGGAATGTTTCAGTTATCTGCGAAACCAACAACCGATCTTGCCAAAGAAATTAAGATCCAAAAATTTGAAGATATTGCTACTATTATCGCCCTTGTTCGCCCTGGACCTTTCAACTCTGGAATGACAGGGGAATATATCCAAAGAAAAAAGAAACTTCCAAAAGGAATATTGTGGAAACATAAACATCATATTTATGAGGAAATTACAAAAGACACTTATGGAATTCTTGTCTATCAAGAACAGGTAATGAAAGTCATATCTGAAGTAGCGGGTTTATCATATACCATAGCAGATAAAATCCGTAAAGTAATTGGCAAGAAAAGAGATCCGAAAGAATTTAAAAAATATTGGGAAATGTTTTTAAAAGGCTGTTTAAAACAAAGAACAATGGATGAAGCAGAGGCAGAAGAATTTTGGGATGGACTTCAAAAATGGGCAAGTTATGGATTTAATAAAGCCCATTCTATTGAATATGCTTTGCTTGGATATTGGACCGGATACTGCAAGGTACATTATTCTACAGAATTTATTTGTGCCTATCTATCTTTTGGGACTGAAGGAAGCAAAGAAGATTTAATGAATGAAGCCCGTAATTTAGGCAGGGATATAATTCCTCCTAAAATAGGAATATCTGACTCTCATAAATGGATAGCGAAAAATGGCAATTTATATGTTCCCTTTATTGAGGTGAAAGGTATTGGAGATAAAGCTGCTATTCAATGTATAGAAAAGAAAACCATCCAACAAAGACAAAGAGGTTTCTTTGATCAGGAAGAAGTAAATCCCGTGGCGAAACCGGGTAGTTCTCTGGATAAAATACTCAAACAAATTGGGGCATATAAAAAAGAAGGGTATCCAAAAGAAGCACAAGAATTATTTTCATTTAATTTGTCAGGAGACAAAAAAGATCTTTATCCAAAATTACATTCTGTATTGGGATATAGTTTTCCTGATGAAGATTTGCAATATTATTTGTCTTTAAAATTTAAAGATGAACATCAAATCTCTTTTCGTAATATTATCAAACGTAAAAGATTCAGAAATTTGGATTTATTAAAATGTACAGGATGTGAATTAAATTTCAATTGTTTAGCCCCAGTTCTTCCATCGCAAGGAATTTATAATGCTGCTATAATAGGAGAGGCTCCTGGTTCGCAAGAAGATAAAGAGAAAAGAGGATTCTATGAGGACGCCCCTGCTGGAGAATTGTTATGGAAGGAAATTGCAAAATATGGATATAAGAGATCATTCTTTCACGTGACAAATGTTGTCAAATGTTATCCCGGAAGAAAAATCAAAACCCCTACCAAAAAACATATTGAATATTGCTCAGATTGGTTACGAGAAGAATTGAGAAAAATAAAATGCAGATTGATACTTGCTTTTGGCAATACAGGAGTCAAAGCTTTTACGGATAAAGATTCGGGTATAACAGATATGTGTGGAAGAACTGAATGGAATGAAAAAAGGGGTTTATGGATTTGTTGGTGTTTACATCCCGCATCAGTCAAACATAACCCTGGGAATAAACCAAAATTTGAAGAAGGAATTGAAAATTTCATTAGGACATTAGAGATATTGAAATCGCCAAAATAACAGTTTCTTTTTAAAAACCTATATACTGATATGGATAAGAGCAAGAAGATTGATTATAGGCTGTATTTCATAAGGGTTTCGGGTTATTTTAGAAGAGATTTTAATCTAATTTTAAGGAGGGTTTTACAATGAGAAGAGATGCAACTTGGAAACGGAAAGATGGTTCACCGTACAGACCAAGCAATGGAACAGAGGGCGAAATATTCATGGCGTACTTTTGTGATCAATGTATACACGACAATTATCCTGATGAACCTCTGTGTGAAATAATTGCAAACACAACGGTTTTTGATGTCGATGAGCCTAATTACCCTAAAGAATGGATATTTAAGAACGGACGGCCGCTCTGTACTAAATTTAAGAAATCTTTATGATATGAAAGGAGAAAATAAATGCCATTACATATAGATTATCGGCCCAGAAATTTCGGAGAAATAATTGGAAACGAAGAAACAGTAAAAAAATTGAGATCAGTATTAGGAAGAGAAGATTGCCCTCATACATTTCTCTTTCAAGGTCCAAGCGGATGTGGAAAAACAACCTTAGCAAGAATAATGAAGGAAGAATTAAAATGCGATGATCAGGATTTTATTGAGATCAATGCCGCTAATAGCAGAGGTATCGATACCGCCCGAGAAATCATTCAAACAATTTCTTATATGCCAATAGCAGGACCGGTAAGAGTAATTCTCATGGACGAAGTCCATATGGGAACCAAAGATTTTCAGACAGCCTTGCTCAAACCCTTGGAGGATACTCCTGATCATGTTTATTTTATTCTTTGTACAACCGATCCCGGAAAACTTTTAAAGACAATTAGAAATAGATGTTCCGTTTTTGATGTTGATAAACTAACTGAAGATCAGATTGATGAATTGCTTGACTGGGTCTTGAAAGAGGAAAATTTAGAAATTGATAAGTCAGCCAAAGATCTGATAATTGAATCTGTTGATGGATGTCCTCGAAGTGCATTGATTATTTTGGATCAGATCATAGACCTTCCTCCAGATGAACAGGAAGAAGTTGTTAAAATAGCCGCCATTGGGGATAAGCAGGTTATTGATTTATGCAGGGCATTGATTAAAGGAAATGATTGGCCCGTGATTGCAGAAATTTTGAAAGGAATTAAAATAGAGCCAGAAAAAGTTAGGCAGGCGGTTTTAGGCTATATGAATTCTGTACTGCTAAATGGTAATGGATTAGGAGCGTTGATAATTGATTGTTTCAAAGAAAATTTCTTTTATGGAGGAAAAGCCTTATTAACTTTGGCGTGTTGGGAATGTCTTGATGACGAAAAACGAAATGTTCCTTTTTAGGAAAGGATAAAAAATGGAAATAAAAAGTACAGGAGAAAAACTAAAGGAAATGTGGGGGTTATTAAATTCCTTGGAAGATGATATCGGCAAACTTCAGACACAAGAAGGCGTCGAGATAGTGGAAAGGTTAAAGGTTCTGACAGACGAAGTCGGCATTGCAGGTATAATCCTTCCTCATTTGCCTTCGATCTTTCCAAGCATGATATCGATGAATTGAAAAGAAATTGAAAGGGCAAAAAATAAAACATTAAAAAAGCCTGAAAATATTATATAATACTATAAAAGGAGGTAAAAAAAAGAGCGGGCTGGGTAGTTTTAGAAAACCATGGAAGCAGAGCGGGCCATATTTAATGAGAAAACCAAATAAGTTGAGCGAGCCAAAATTAGAGAGAAAACCAGGCTTTAAGAGCGAGCCATCAAAAGCGAGAAAACCAAAATTGTCAAGGAGTCTGAGAAAACCAAATCAGAAGAGCGAGCCAAAAAAAGGAGAGCGAAAATGACATACAAAAGACAAAAGGAAAATGGGAATGAAAGATACCAGGAATATCAACGCGACAAGGGAATTGTAAGAATGCTATTGAGAACCAGGTTAAAATTTCAAGATGTCCGCAAAGCCCAGGATAACCAGATCGGAAGAAAGGCGGATGGAAAAGACCAAAACTTGACTATTGGTAAGGCCATACAAGCAGATGATTGGGAAATGTTTATAAGGATTGCTGATGAAGCTCGAAGACAAGAAAAAGAAATTGAAAAGGATCTGGATAAAAGACTCAAACGTTTTTCAATCCATGACTGGTTAAAGCAACAGAAAGGAGTGGGAACAATAGCCATGGCTACAATCCTTGGCCACTTTGATATTTACAAGGCAACTACAGTTTCCAAGATGTGGCAGTTTGCAGGATTGAATCCGGGTTTGATCAGAGGAAAAAAGTCAGTTAAGAAAAAAGATTACAAGCCAGAGATGGGAGAAATTGAAAGAGAATTGCCACCGACAAGAAAAGAAGAAAAAAGGATAATTGTTATAACCGATACTTTAATCAGAGGCGATCAAAACGCTCCCGGATTTCTAAGCCCATTTAATAAGACATTAAGAACAGCCTTGGTTGGAGTCCTGGCTGATGGCTTTATCAAAGCTCAAGCCCCTTATGCTCTGGATCATTATTATGCATTGCATATACCAGAACAATATCGAACTGACAAGGAAAAGATGAAGGCCAAACCCCACTTTGCAGGGCAATATGGAAGGTTGGATTTAAGTGAACGGATCACCCAGGAAAGAAAGAAAGGAGGGAAAATAATTGAAGTGATGTGGAAGGACACGACAGACGGCCATCGAGATAGAGCAGCTAAACGGAAAATGATCAAGGAATTCCTGAAAGATTTATATGCAGAGTGGCGAAAAGTTGAGGGATTGGAAGTCCGTGTTCCTTATGCAGAGGAGTATTTGGGCAAAATGCACAAGGCGGCTTAGCTATGCCAAAGGAGAAAACCAGAGGCAATAAGCGAGCCAACCTCCGTGAGAAAACCACCGCGAGCGAGCGAGTCAAAAATGGAAAGAAAACCATTGGAATTGAGCGAGCCATTCAAGGCAAGAAAACCAAGTTTATAGAGCGAGCCAAAAATCCGAAGAAAACCAAGGGAAGAGAGCGAAAAAAATAAATAAAGAAAGGAGAAAAGAAAATGGCAAATGCAGCAAGACAGATGAAAGAAAGAGAAATGATCCGATTGGGAGATGTCATCATCGATCCGAGTTATCAGGTCAGAAAAAAACTCAGTGCGCACTTTTCAGCGGAATATGCACAATTACTCAGAACAAGAAAGGAAAATCCTTTCCCTGAAATAGTGGTTGAGAAAAAGACATACAAGTTGGTCTGTGGCTTTACCCGCATGGATGCCTATCGCAAGGTTTATTCGCCTGATACTATGGTTCCGGTCCTTTTCAAATCATTCAAGAATTCTGCTGACAGATTATTCTATGCTGTTGCGGACAATAGCACTCATGGACAGCGGCTTGATAGTTTTGATAAGAAAGATATTATTCTCAGACTGGTGCAGGAAGGGGTCTCCATCAAGAAAATTTCTTATATATTAGGTTGGAAGATTGATAAAGTAAGCGTTTATGAAGGTATGGTCATTGTCCATAAAGATCCTAAACGACAAATCCCTTTGGATATTGTGGACAAGAAAAAGGTGAAGGATATTCCGCCAAGAACTGAAAAGTTTAAATCTCACTTTGCAGTTGTGAACGGGAAACCGGAGCCATTGAAAAGGGGATTGGAACATCTTGATAACAAGGTGGTAAGCACCGAGGTCTATGAAAACATAAAAGAACATTACTCCGGATGGAATTCTAATTATCATGCTCGGCAACTTATCATGATGATTGACGACAAGACCATTAATCTAAAAGACGAAAAAACCGTTGAAGTTCTTTCTGAATTGTGCAGGAGATTGAGGGAAGTCGGAATTAGTTGTTAGAAGAGCGAGCCGTTGACGCTGAGAAAACCATGAATGACAAGCGAGCCACAGGCATTGAGAAAACCAAATGATAAGAGCGAGCCATTGTCGGAGAGAAAACCGAAGCAGAAGAGCGAGCCACCTTTCAAGAGAAAACCACAAGACAAGAGCGAGCCATTGATGGTGAGAAAACCATTATCTTCGAGCGAAAAAAAATAAAATATTAAAAAAGCTTAAAAATAATATATAATGCTTAGAAAGGAGGTGAATAAAAATGGATAAAGAAAATTTTGACTATGAAAACGATTTGGCAATTGACCCTCATGCACTTGATGATGAATGGTTATTACATCCCAATCTCTATATGAAATATTCTGAGGCATTAGCTCAAGCACAAAAGTCGCGAGATAAGGTCAAAGAAAAACTTGATGTGACAAGGGCGCAGATAGATCGGGATATCAGAAAAAAACCCGATGACTATGGAATTTCAAAGATAACAGAAACTGTGGTTGCTGGAGCAATTCTTATGGAGGCTCGATTCACAGAAGTTCAGGATCTTCTTACAGATGCAAATCTTGAAGTTAATCTGCTTCAAGCGGCAGTCAGATCTTTTGATCATAGAAAGAAAGCTTTGGAAAATCTTGTCACACTCTATATGGCGAGTTACTTCGCAGGGCCAAAGGAACCTCGGGATCTTCCACCAGGAAAACGAATGGTGGATAGGGCAAGGGATAAGGCTTCAGAGAAACAGAGAGAAGGAATTAATCGAAGGAGAAGAACGAGAAAACAATGAAAGAGTTTTTAATTATATTCGGAGGAATTCCCTTGTTAATTATCGGAGTTTATCTTTTGACAAAGATAATTACAAAGGCGATATTAACCACTAAAAGACAGGAGGAACAAAAGCATGGCAAGAAAATCAGCAAAGGAACGGAGAGAGGCGTTAAGGCGCCGAACTCAACAATCGGGAAATGAAAGAAACAAGACAGGTCTCGGAGGTTCTACGGTCCTTGATATTTCAGGGATTGAATCCTTAAACCTTTTTAAACCCAAATCCGGACAGGAGAAAAATTTTATTGACATTCTCCCTTTTGAAATCACTCAAGATTGGTATCCTGATCTTCGGACTAAAAGCGGCCGCCCAACAGGATTAGAGCCAGGGCTTGAGGATTATAAATTAGAAGTTCCTGTTCACAGTCGAATAGGAGTGGACAATAGGCAATTTCTTTGTCGACGATTGGCATTTGGGAAGAAATGTCCAATATGCGAGGAATTGAGAGTAGAATATGATAAACCTAAATCCGAACAAAGTGAGGATGTCATTCGGGCATTAACTCCATCATGGCGTTGTTATTATAATATTTATGATTACAATGAGCCAGACAAAGATCTTCAACTTTGGACGGATGCAAGCTATCATCTATTTGAGAAGAACTTTCTCGAAGATGCTCTTGATGGAGAAGAATATATTACCTTCAGTGATTTGGAACGAGGAAAGTCTATCGAATTCAAAGGCAAAGAAAAGAGTCTTGGTGAGAGCAAATTTATCGAGGCTCAGTCAATTGAATTCAAGGATCGTGATGCCTATGAGGAAAGTATTCTGGATGAAACTTTGTCTTTGGATAAATTGCTTATTATTCCAACTTATGATGAAGTGAATAGAGTGTTCCTTGGACTGGATGAAGAAGAGGAAACTCAATCAGAAGAAGAGGAAACTCAATTAGAAAAAGACGATAATCCTCCAGATGAAGAAAAACCACCAGCCCGGAGATCTCGTAGTAGAAAAACTGAGCGAAAACCAAAGAAAGAAGAAACTCCAGAAGAAATTCCAGCAGGAGGCTGCCCCGATGGAGGAATCTTTGGTATAGATTGCAATGAAAGAGAGGCTTGTCAAGACTGTCCTGAAGAAATATTCAATGCCTGTGCTGATGCCCAGGAAGGACAGGATGCAGAAGCTCAAACAACAGGGCAGGAGACAGAAGAAAAACAGGAAGAAAAACCAGAGCCTACTCCTCGGCGTCGAAGGACTACAAAGAAAGAGGAAAAGAAAACAGAAGAAAAACCTACCTCTCGTCGGAGACAGAGACGTAAATAATGAACGATCAACCAGAAAAACTTCTAACAATAAACACGGCCATATCCTATATCCAATCATTAGGGTATGGCTCTATCTCCGGCCAAACAATTCGAGATTGGTGTAAGAAAAGAGGCATCGGGCGAAAATTTGGCGGGCGATGGGTGGTTGAACAAATCAAGTTAGATAGACTGTTAAAGAAAGGATTTTAAATTCAAAACCTCTAACAAAAGGAGAGATAATATGCCAGGAAAAAAAGTAGAAGGAAAAGGTATTATGAAAAAGAACATTAATTTCAAAGGATGCCATGATACCATGGAAGAAGTATTCGGGAAAAAACCCATTGCCAGACCGGATGTTATGCGACTTGTATCCGCCTATATCCGAGAGAAAGAATTGGTTCAGAATTGATGGGTTTGTTGGTAAGGGTAAGTAAAACGGTTGATTCTCCGGGTGGGCAACCTACCATCTTACCTATCTGCCAGCACTTTAGAAGGAAGAATATTTGACTAATGAGTATACAATTTAACCCAACCAAGAAGCAGAAAAAATGTATGATGACAAAGAAATAGAAATAGAGGATAAAGCAATACTACTTATAGTATCAGTCAGAAGTGCTTTAGCAGGAGGCACAAAACACTATCGAAAAAGTGATAACAAGTTATTGATCACAGAACATGAAATTTTAGAAGCAATGAGAAAAGAAGGGGGAATTTATTTTGAATTAAAAGGAGGAAAAGAAGATGAAAGTGGAAACTAAAATCATAAATATAAAAAATAAGAAATAAAGAAAATGAAAGACAACGTTTATTTTTTAAATTAAAATAGGATGACAGAAATGAAGAAATATCTTAGACATTTTAAAATTGATACAGAAGATATGATATACAATGATGATCTAATTGATAAAAAATTAGAAAAAAGAGGTATTACAGCAGAGGATATTATCTCTATAACTCTTTATCATGAAGGTCCATATGAAACATATACTATATGGTATAGATCAGAGAAGAAGTAAAATAGGAGATAAAATGGAACCAAGACGAAGAAGAAAACCTTTAACCGACCAAATAATAGATTCAGCCAAAAGGCCAGTTGAAAAGAAAACTCCCGTTGAATTTATTTCATCTGGCTCTATTATTCTTAATCTTGCGGCTTCCCAAAAAGGTAGAAGAGGAGGTTGGGCCCGAGGCAGAATCAATAACATAGTCGGAGATGGCTCAAGTGGAAAGACGCTATTAGCATTGGAAGCTTGTGCTGATGCATTTTACAATATTCAAAAGGTCAAATCCCAACATTTCAAACCAGTCAGAAAAGTCATTATCGTATATAATAACATTGAAGGAGTAATGGATTTTCCTATTGCTAAAATGTACGGACAGAAGTTTTATGATGAGGTTGAATGGATTCAATCTGAAACCTGTGAAGAATTTGGAAGAGATTATCAGAGAAGAGTCCAAAATCTCAAATCAGGAGAATTTCTTTTATATGTTCTTGACTCTATTGATGCTACTATTCCCCAAACAGCAAAGGATAGAATTCAAGCGGCTATCAAAAAAGATACAAAAGAAGAAGGAAGCTATGGAACAGAAAAGGCAAAATATTTCAGTTCAGCCTTTTTCAATCATTTATGTAGTATCATGGAAAAGAAAGATGCGACGCTGGTTCTTGTTTCGCAAGTAAGAGAAAAAATTGGTATCACATTCGGAAAAAAACTTTATAGAACGGGAGGTAAGGCCCTCGACTTCTATACTCATCAGGTTGCCTGGTTATATGAGAAAGGAAAGCTTCATCGTACTTTTCGTACTCAGAAAAAAGATTATGGTATTAGAATAAGGGCTAAATGGGAAAGGAACAAAACCGCCACTCCATATAGAGAGGCTGAATTTACAATTTTATTTGATTATGGTTTAGATGATATTGGGACCATGCTGGATTATTTATATGGCCCTGAAGAAAAAGAAATTAAATGGGATAAAGACAAGATCAAAAAAAGTGAATTGCTCGAATTAATTGAAGGAGATCATATTTTATATGATAAATTAGTTGATCTTGTAGAACAAGATTGGTTTGAAATCGAGGAAGAAATAAAACCTAAAAGAAAGAAGAGATTTGACTAAATGAAAATCCCTTTATACATTGGAATAGACCCAGGGAAAAGCGGGGCAATAGCCTTGATTACCGCCCAATGCAAAATACTGGAATTGGAAGATTGGCCAGGGGATGAAAATACAGCAGCTGGACTTATGTGGGCAATCAGTGAAAGGTATCCTGAAAAGAAATATGAAATCGTAGCAGCAATAGAGCAAGTCCACTCAATGCCAGGCCAAGGAATAAGCTCAAGTTTTAAATTTGGAACCAACTTTGGGATATGGAGAATGGCTCTTGCCATGCTTGCTATTCCTTTTATTCTGGTGACTCCTCAGAAATGGCAAAAAGGATTGATATCAAAAGATGACAAAATGCTTGGCAAAAGAAAAGGGAGTTGTGTTGCTGCGGCCAGATTATTTCCAAAGGCAGAACTTTATGGTCCTCAAGGAGGAGCAAAAGATGGCAGGGCAGACGCCCTCATGATTGCTGATTGGAGAAGGAGAAGTTGATATTAAAAGGAGGTTTGATGACTAAAAAAAGAATCAAAGTTTCAAGTGCAAAAGCCAAAGGAAGAGATCTTCAGCAATGGGTGGCAAAGATGATTTCTGATCTAATTCATTTTCCTTGGGGTAAAGATGAAATGATTGCCTCACGAGAGATGGGACAGACAGGTCCTGATATTAGATTGGTGGCAGACGCCAGAGAACAATTTCCTTGGTCAGTTGAATGCAAACGACAGGAATCTTGGTCAGTTCATAATTGGGTCGAGCAAGCTCAAAAGAATCAAATGGCTGGGACTGATTGGCTCATAGTTGCCAAACGTTCTCATAAAGATCCTGTGGTCATTTTAGATGCTTTCGTATTTTTTCAATTACTCAGACATATCCCCGGAAAAAAAGGAAGATAAATAATGCTTAAATCTCTACAAATTCAAAACTATCAATCCCACAAAAATACTCAATTAGAATTTGATCCGGGTGTTAATGCAATAATTGGCGCGACGGACTCAGGTAAGTCTGTTATTCTTCGAAGTCTCAACTGGATATTTAACAACAGGCCAAGCGGAGATGCTTTCCGATCTACATGGGGAGGGGATACCGTTGTTGATATTGAAATGGAAGAAGAAATAATTAGCAGAGAGAAAGGAAAGGAAAATTTATATACTATATCCTCTCAAGGAAAACAGCCAAAAGAATTCAAAGCAATGGGTCAATCTGTTCCGGATGAGATACAATTACTTCTTAATATAAAATCAATCAATTGTCAATTTCAACATGATTCTATATTTCTTCTTAGCCAAAGTCCAGGAGAAATTGCTCGCTATTTAAACGAAATTGTTAATCTGGATAAAATAGATATTGCTCTCAAAAATATCGCCAAACAACTCAGAGGTGAAACTCAAAATTTAAAACAAGGAACTTTTCACTTATCAGAATTGAATGAACAAATTCAACAATATGATTGGGTGAATCAGGCGGATGGAAATTTGATTGTTCTGGAAAATTTAGAAAAGGAAATAAACAGAGGACAAAAGGAAGTTTATACCTTAAAGATTTTGATTGAAGAGGTTTCAAATATAAATAGAGAAAAAGAGCAGACTGAAATTATTCTTGACGCTGAAAATTTCTTGGAAAAACAATTTATCGTTGAGACTGAAATCTCTAAAATACGGCTTTCAAAAGAAAATCTTATATTTTTATATAAAGAACTGGAGAAAATTGATTCTCACCTATGTTCCGCCCGTATTCTGGCAGATTTGCAGCCCGATTTAAACTTCCTTTTGACTCTTGATAACGAAATAATGATAGAAAGTAATCAATATTTTAAACTTGAGGATATTTCCAAAGAAATTGAAGATATAGAAACACAGCAAAAAGAACTTCAAATCAAACTTAAAAAACAAGAAGAAGAATTTCATAAATTAATGCCGTCAATATGTCCATTGTGTGGACATGAAGTAAAATCAAATATCAGAAGGAAAAGAAAATGAGCCCCTTTACAAATCCTTTTGTAAAATTATTCATTAGAAATTTTAGAGATCGAGAGAATTTAGATTTGGATCTAACCCCCAAAAGAGCAGAAAGCTTATAAAAAATATCAAAATCAATCTGTTGGAAAAAACAGAAGGAAAAATAAACAGGCAAAAAAGTCTCGAAGGAGAAACAGAAAAAAATAAATGGAAAGAAAACGAAGAAAAATAAATAAGAAACCATCAGCAATCTTAACCGCCGATTGGCATTTGAGAACAGATGTTCCTATCTGCCGAACAGATGATTATCTCGTAGCACAAAATGTAAAGGTAGAATTTATTATTGCCTTAGCAGAAAAATATGAAATTCCAATAGTGGTGGCAGGCGATTTTGGTAATAAACCCCAATGGCCTAATTCATTACTAACTAATATAATTATGGCTTGCGGAAGCGAAATATACATCATTCCTGGACAACATGATCTTCCGTATCATAGATTAGATAAATGGTCAGAAGGAGGACTCGGAGTATTAGATGCTGCTGGGACGATTTACTATTTAATCCGAGACATGCCTACTCATATTCCAGGAATAATGAATGCAAATGTTATGGCTTTTCCTTATGGAAGTCCAATTTCTCATTATGAAAAAGAAGGAGATAATAAATTAGTTGCCATTGCCCATCAAATGGTAATCAAAGATAAACCTTTATGGCCGGGTCAAGACGCGCCAAAAGCCAACGCTCTTCTAAAAAAGTTTTCTGAATATGATTTGATACTGACAGGAGATAACCATCAAGCTTTTGTAGAAGAATATCAAGGAAGATTGCTTGTAAATCCTGGCAGCATGATGAGGATGTCGGTAAATCAGATAAATCATAAACCACGAGTTTACCTTTGGTATGCAAACACGAATGAAGTTGAAGCTGTATACCTTCCTATTGAAAAAGATGTTATGAATATTGATTATTTAGAAATCAAAAAAGAGAGGGACAAAAGAATTGATTTTTTTGTATCTCATCTAAAACAAGATTACGAAACTGGTTTATCTTTCGAGAAAAATCTGGAAGAATTCTTCGAGAAAAATAGAACAAGAAAAGAAATAAAGGAAAAAGCATGGAGCGCTCTTAATGCCTAAAGGAAAAAAGATCTCTGAACGAATTAAAAAGAAAGTAATCAAATTTTGCCAAGCGGGATTAGATCAAAATGAAATAGCCAATGAACTTTTAATCTCACAGTCCTCTGTCAGTAAAATAATTAGAGAATGTGAAAAGAGGAGAAAGTATGGAAATTACAATTACAGCGGGAGAACTTTTAGATCAAGGTCTTTGGGAAGACGCTTGTGAATTGCTGAATATTAATATTTGGACAATTAGTGAAGGACAAATGGACCTTGATTACACGTTTTCTTTGTCTATGGAACAAGCAGGAAAGTTAGGACTCAGTTTGGAGATATAAAAAAAAAAATGAAATCTGAGCTTGTCGATATAATAGCCAACTTAAAAGTACCTGGTTGCACAGTTGAACCAGCAGGAGAAGCCCACTTTGGGAAATATGGAACCTATACTCGGAGTGATTTTATAGCAAAAGATGAGGAAGGCAACATTATAAGGATTTGTGTCCTTGATATCAATGAACAGGAAGGAGAATATTATGGCCAATCAAAACGAGAAACTAATGGGGATGAAGAAAGAAATCGAACAGGCCAAAACCAAGTCCGCAGAGTACGAAGGCCAGTTGAAGGGGCTTCGCAAAAGGCTCCAAGAAGAGTTCGGATGCAAGGATTTGGCTTCAGCAGAGAAGAAATTGGACAAGATAGACAAGGAACTGGAATTGAAAGAAAAAGAATTAGAAAAAGGCATAGCTAAATTAGAACAAGACTATGACTGGGGAGGATGATTATGCAAACAAAAGAAGAAATGCTTATTAAATACAAAGAAACCATGAGAGAAGCAAGAAAAGAAGGAACGCCAGTAGATGTCTTGATTACTCTTATACGACCTTTTTATCTTGATACTTTATTAAGTATCCGAGATGCCCTCTTTCAAGCTTGCACTGAACTTACCAAAATGAATCAACCATTAATGGCTCTTGAAGAGGTTCCAAAGCCAGAAGAGGAGGATCAAATACTTTTTCATATCAAAAGAAGATATGCTAATATAATATGTGATCTCCATATATGGGTAGATGAGGGCAAAATAGACAGCTCCATTCCTTTAAAACAATGGGGAGGAGAAGCATATTTCAGTAATATTGAAAGTTATGAAAAAGCCGTATTAGCTTCTGGATTAGAAGATTCGAAAATATCTATTCATGGAACCTATAAAGGTATTCCCGTCTTTGGAGATGTCTTCAAACAAACTTGGAGTAAAGAAAAGTTGAAAATTGAATTTATTGGAACAGGAGAATTAAAACATGAATGATCAAGATTTCATAATGCCAGAGTGGTCTAAATATCGAGGAGAAAGCATCGATGATGTTCCTCGTCATTACTTAGAATGGTTACAAGAACAAGACTGGATAGATAAACATCCGGAACTCAGTGAAGAAATAGAAGATCAGCTGGCTATGAGGGATAGGAGTTATGTTACATTCTAAAATTAAAGTAAGATTGATGGGGATAATATTAGGATTAATCCTTATTATACTCCTTGTATGGGGTTATTCCTATTTTACTGAGATTGAATGGCGACAAATTGACACAGAATTCTGGAATCAGGGAATGAAATATCAAATGAGTATAAACATTGGAAAGAAAAGATATAAATGGATATGTAAAACTCATTTACTTGTTCTTTTAAATTCTGATAATTCAAATCCACTGATTATAATAGAAGCAGAATCGGATTTACCTACTGAGGAAATTTGGAAATTAGAATGAGGATAACTTTCCAAGTAAAACATTTTGTAGATATTTTAAAACAAATGCCAAATACCAATCAAGCTATTCTTCAAGTTGCTCAACCTAACGATTGTTATTTAGGAGATCCTCAATACATGGCGGATGAAATTGGAGTTGAATCAGGGGGGGGGATATGTGCAAGTAGCAAAGGATTACATTTATATGGATATATTGAAGAATTGGCAAAACTGAGAGTAGGAAAGAAAAATGATTAAAGTAAAACCTATCACAAATAAAGAACTTCGAGAGTTTGTCGATGCTTACTCCGAAGGAACAGTTCGTTTTCAGGCTACTTTCTCCCCCAATCCTATTGTTAAATTTTACTTTTCTTCCATGGTTCCTGATGATACAATCTTCTACGGAGATGAAATTGATAAGATTATTGCCCACCATCACTTCCCTCATTTTGTTCCAGGGAGACACAAAGGTTTTATTGCAGCAGAAAATCTAAGATCAATAATCGAAAAATTATTTGGGGAAAAAGAATGAAATCATTTGGAAAAGAATGGTATGAAATTTTTAGTGAAACATTAATAACAAAAGCAGATAAAGAGATTATGAAAGGAGAAATGATTGTGAGAGATATGACCTTCAATGAATTAGAACGATACATAAAAGAAATTGAAGATAAAATGGAAGAAGTATTGCAAAAAGCTTTTCCAGAACCAATTGAAGTCCCTTCACAAGTTAGTATTGACCAGATTATTATTCCCGCAATAGATGTTTCAGATATGCAAGGGGGTTATTATTTAATAGGAAAACCAAATATTCAGATTCAAATTAAAAAGAATCAATAAACGAAAGGAGGGGAGATGGAAACACGAGCAGAACACTTGGAATGGTGCAAGAAAAGAGCACTTGAATATATCCAAGGTGGAGACATTGAACAAGGTATTATATCAATGATGTCAGACATTAGAAAGCATCCAGAGACAGATAGTCAAGCGCTCGCATCATTATGTATGATGATGTTAGTGTCGGGTAAATTAAAAACACAGCATGAAGCTGAGAAATTTATTAATGGATTTAATTAACCCCCCTCTTCTGCCCCTTGCCCGGTCAGGTTAAACCTATAGGGAGCTTGCGATGTGGCAGGGGCGGTTGGGGGAAAACCTTTAATGAAAGGAGAAATAATGACAGTTACAGAAAGTACAATGACCGAGTTTAAAAAGGAGTTGGAGGGTTTACTAAATTCACATTCTATAGAAAATGAGTGTGATATGCCTGATTTTTTACTTGCTGAAATGATTGTTAATTTTATCCAAGCAGTTGGAGAACCGATTAAAAGAACTTTGGATTGGCATGGTTGTGATTCAGTTTGCCACCTCAAGCTGCTAATTTGAGGAGAGCATTATGATACCTTTTTTCTCGATAATTGATACTCCTGGACAGCTAATTATACAAGTAGCAGGTTTACTATTTTGTGGAGTTATAAGCTATATGGGGGGAGTAGTAACTACTAAAAAACATTTAAATACCATATCACTTCTATGGGCTGTTGCAGGGGCAATCTTTTTTGTTTTATTATCTTGGATTCTCATAGGAGACTCGACTGAATGGTCAAAACCTATTGGTTTATGGTTACAGGGAAAGTAACACAAAGGCGGTGAGGGTTTGGTGTATCTCGCTTATGAGAGGCTTAAAAACCACCTCGGATGTTCCGAGTAAAAAACGAAAAAAACCTTCTGACTCACCAGCCCCAAGCCGCTAACATCAGGGCGAGTTAGGAAAGGAGAAATGTTAAAATGCCTATACCATTTGAGCAAAGCATGGCAGCAAAGTTAAAAAATCATGTTGCAGTAGAAATGTACCGCAATCCAAGAAGGTGGCTGTCCTATGATGAGTGTATGGCAAATTGTATTCATCCAGGTAGTTATGAAGATTGCCCAAACTGTGAAGATGGATTAGTGAAGGTTTTAAACCCTGCCCCGCATTCAGATATGGAGAGTTAGTGTGAATAAACTCATTAGAATTGAGGCCCCACACTTTGTAGCCGGAATAGAAATATATTCC